TTTACTTATACATTACTTAAAGAGGTGGAATTAGTATGAATCAAGTAGTATCTGAGCCTAATGGTAAATTAGATTGGGTTCTTGAAATGCTTATGGCTTTTATAACTGGTTGTATAATTGGAGCAGTTACTCTTTATAGTTGTACTAAAGAAAACAAACCTGTAGAGAATACTGCAAAGATAGACTCTCTTATTACTGTAAACGATAGCATAAAAATTAAAGTTGAAAAATTAGATAGTATTAAAGATGCAAAAATCATTGAGGTTAGTACTCTCGATAATGATAGTACTCTTAAGTTGTTCTACGAGCTGGTGTCAGAATGATAATGCTACAATTTCTTCTACGGGGGAGCTTACTGCTAGTCCTGACTCTGTACTCATTGCTTTTGATGACCTTCGTAAAGCTAACGCAAAGATGGTCGAACTTAAGTATGAGAAAGAAATTAATGATTCACTTCGTTCGATTATTAAGAATGATGACATCATTATGCGAGAATACAGCCGTAACGTTGATGCTCTTAAGAAACAAGTTAAACAAGTTAAAAGACAACGTAATCTCGCAGTCGGGGGAGGAATACTCGTCACCTTATCCTTGGCTGTCCTCGCAATATTCAAATAAGAATGGAACAGACTGTTGAGAAATATATTAAGGATTATCCTTTTCTTCAATATATAAATGAAGATAAAAGTCATTATAAGCATGCAAAAGATGCAGGCTATGATGATCCTGACGATTTATTTCTTATTGGCGATTCTGGTGGTTTTCTTCTTAATATTCAACCTGGAGATAGATTTGTAAATACTCATCTATTTACAGAGGCTGCTGATTTCTATCGTAAAAATAAATGTTATACTTTTTTTAAACAAGATAGTGTTCCTCATAGACGTTTTAGAAAGAGAGAAGAATACCGTCGTAAACACGGATATACTGCTCCTTGTCTTATGCGTAATGGTGTAGTTCAAGATGTACGTATCACTGGTGGTATGTATAATTACTTGAACTACACTATGATTGAGCAGCTTGATACTAAATCAGCTAAAGCTACAGATAAAGCCTCAACAGGTAGAAAAGTATATGACTTTCCAAAGTTTATTGATGCTCAATTTTGGACTTGGCATATAATGGAATTTGCTCAACGTAATGGTTTTCATCTTATTATAGATAAAACTAGACGTGGTGGATTCTCTTATATTATGGCTGCTGATTCTGCTAACGATATTAATCTTAATAGTAGAAAAACTTTAATTCACGTAGCAGCTGATAAAAAGTATCTTACAGCAACTGGAGGTCTTACTGATTTTACAATTAACAATCTACGTTTCTATGAAACTAAGACTCCTTTTGTTAGAGGTATTCTTTCAACTAACTCAGAAAACTTTAGACTAGGCTTTAAACTTCCTAATGGTACAGTATCTCCTAAATCTTGGAATAGTGCTTTGTTTAGTGTGTCTGCGATGAATAATCCAGATTGTGCTATTGGTAAAGATGCTATGAAGGTTAAGGTTGAAGAGTTATCTACTATGGATAACTTTGATGACTTTATGTCTGTAACTGAACCTGCTATGAGAACTGGTAGTTATGTTACAGGTAACCTTTTCTGTTGGGGTACTGCTACTTCAGGAAATATGCAAGTGTTTGAAACTAACTTTTATTCTCCACAATCATTTGGCTTTATGCCTTTTGAAAATGTTTGGGATAAAGATAGTCGTAACGAATGCTGTGGATATTTTAAACCTTATGCTTGGGGTCTTCAAGGTCAGATTGGTGAACAATATGCAATGGATGAAGATGGTAACTCTAATCTAGTTATTGGTCTTCAAATCGCCTTTAAAGAAAGAGAATATAAGAAAGCTACATCTAAGACTTTTGCTGACTATATTAATTATCTTGGTCAGTATGCTAATATGCCTTCTGAGTCTTTTAGTTCTACTACTGAAAACTTATTTAGTAGTGAATCTCTTATGTCTTGGGAAGAAAGTCTTAGAACAGATAATAGATTTAAGTTCTATGTTGATGGTACTGTTATTGAAGATCCTAATGATAAGAGAAGAGTTATCTTCAAAACTAATGCTAGAATAGAAGCTGAAGGAGGAAAACTTAATCAGGATTTTTATGAATGGATACAAGGTGTTCCTCGTAAAGGTCATGAACATCCTCATGGTTGTGTTCGTCTTTGGTTTAATCCTATTAAGGTACAATATACAGATAAGGATGGAAATCAAGTTATGGGAACTCCTCCAGGTATTTATTCTATAAGCTATGACCCTGTAGGTGTAAATAAAGAAAATAGAGCTATTACAACTAAACATTCTCATAATAGTATTAAAGTTTGGATGGAACCTTGTCAATACAATAATTTTAAGCCTGCTCTTGCTGCTGCTTATTATGGTCGTCCTGAAAAACTTGAAGAGGCTGATTGGATATGTTATTTGTTAGCTAGATTATATAATTGTGTGGGTACTACTGCTGTCGAAATTAACAGAGGTGAAACTGTAAGTAACTTTACTAAATGGAAAGCTTTACGTTATCTTATGAAAGACCCTGTAGAAATATGGGATACTTCTCTTAAAGGTAAGGTAGCTGGTACTTATGGTGTTAACATGGGAGATGGTACTAAGAAACTCGAAGGATTACGTCTACTTAAAGAAATGCTTTACACTGTTATAGGTAAAGATGAATTAGGTCATGATGTATATTTCTTCCAAACTATCTATGATTATCAATCTATTCTTGAACTTAAAAAATGGAATAATCTTGGTAACTTTGATAGGGTCTCTGAGATGATTATGAGAGCTCTTCGTTGGCGTCTTTTTGACGTTCAAGCTGCAAAAGAACTAGCTCATCGTAAGAAAATAGAAAAGAATAGTGACAATATATGGACTAGAAGCTGGTTTTAAATTAATTAAAATAAAATGGAATTAGGTAGAATTGATAGAAACTTTCCACAACAAAGAGTTCCATATTCTGAAAAACAAAAAGCTGAGTTTTATGCGAACTCTATAGACTATATCATTGATATGGGTCTTAGTTGTAATGACAGGAATGATACTGAAAGAAAGTTAGATATTCTTCATGGTAACATTCCTAATGAGTTTTATAAAAAGACTCTTAACCCTTATAATAGTAATAACGAGAAATATACTCGTTTCCCTGCTACTATGAGGAATCTTGATATTATGTCTGATATTATTAGAAGATATGTATCTGAATACTTTAAAGGTATTCATGAGTTTATTGTATCTGCTAGTAATCCAGAGATTGTTATTAAGAAATCTGCTAAACTTAGAGAAGAGATTGGTATTATGGCTTCTCAAGCTTTTCAGCAAGAGTTTGAAAGAAGACTTCAGCAAATGCAAGCTGAGGCTACTCAACAAGGTGTTCCGCCTGAGCAAATTAATCCTCAAGAAGCTATGCCTAATCCTGAAGAGTTTATGCAGAACTTTAATGAGAAATATATTGACGATGAAAGTAAACAAGGACAAGATGTTCTTAATTTTGTTAGAAGTATTACTTCTGACATTATGATTTATCTTTCTGCTTTCTTTGATTATGTTTCTCTTGGAGAATGTTATACTTATTCAGATATCAGAGGTGAGAAAGTTGTTAAAGAACATATTCCTGTAATTGATGCATTTCCTATTCCTAACGGGGAGTTTTTTGTAGAAGACCATGATATGTTTGCAAGACGTCAGCTTATGTCTTATCCTCAGATTCTTGATATGTTTGATGATGTTCTTACAAAAGAAGATAGAGCTTATTTAGAGAAATACTATGATTACAGTAGTGCTAGTGGTCCTACTCAACTTATGTATTCTAAATTCTTTGAGTACTATCCTGATGTTTGTGAAAAGTTTACAAAGACAGAACGTGAACTATTTAAGAACGAAGGTGTACGAGTAGAAGCTGTTAATAACAATTTATATGAAGTATGGCACGTTGTTTGGAGAGGTTATGCTAGACAAGGTATTCTTACTTATGTAAATGAAGTAGGTCTTATTACAACTAGAGTTGTAGATGAGTCTTATAAGCTAGATACTCAAGCTGGAGATATTTCTATCGAATGGGCATACAAGCCACAGGTTTACGAAGGTTATCGTATTGGCGGAAGATATACTGCTATTTATCCTATTAAAGCTAGACCTATAGCCTTTGAACGTGATGGTAAACTTCCTTATAACGGTATTATGGAAGTAATTCCTTATATGGGTAAGTTCAGTATTATTAAGACTATTACTCCTTATCAGATTATGCGTAACATCTTTGCTTATCATCGTGAAATGATTATAGCAAAGAACAAGATGCTTATTCTTATTCTTCCTGAAAGTCTTGTTTCTAGTAAGTCTGAAGATAGAGTTTATAGAATGGCGGCTGATGGCGTTCTTCTTGTCGATGATAGCGAAGATGCTAACTCTCAGAAGATGGCTAACATAAGAATGCTTAATGCTCAAATGGGAGATTATATAGCTCAAATTACTCAACTTATGGAAGCTACTCGTCAAGAGGCTTGGGACACAGTAGATATGAATGCTCAGCGTTATGGTGATATTGCTCAATCTTCTGGTGTTGGTACGACACAAGAGGCTATTGCTAGAAGTTCTATGGGTAGTGTTATCATAGTTCAAGTATTTGATGAGATGCGTCGTCGTGATTATCAAAGAGATATTGACTTCTGTAAACTCGCTTATATAGATGGATTGGATACTGCTTACCTTGATGCCGATGGTAATCGTCATTATATTAGTCTTGATGTTAATAGTTTCGTCTATTCGCAATATGGAGTAACTGTTAAAAACGATGCAAAAGAACAAGATAAACTTCAACAGCTTCGTCAGTGGGCTTTTAGTGCTGCTCAGAACGGTGATCTTGATATGGCTCTTGCCGCTATTACAGGCGATAACATATCTCAGATTAAAGCAACTGTCCAAAAGTTCAATGAGATAAAAGCTCAACATGAAGAGCAAATGAAACAAGTTGATGCTCAACTTAAAGAAGAAGAAATCCAAAATAAACTTCGTGAGATTGAAGCTAAAGGTGATCAAGATAGGCAACTTGAAGAACTTAAATTCCAACATGAAATGGCTCTTAAATACGTTGATGTTGATATGTCTATGCTCGGCAGTGCTGGTGGAGATGAAGCAGAACAAGCTAAGAATAGATTAGCAGCTGCTGCGGAGGATAACAAAGCTAGAAATGACCAAGCTAAGATAGACCTTGAACGTCAGCAAATGCAAGCAGACCTTTATAACAAAGCTGCTGATAGAGCTGTTAAGCTGGAAGACATTAAGTCTAAAGAGAGAATTGCTAAAATTAACAAAAATAAATACGATAAGTAATGCCTAAAAGAAGAAGTTTAGAGAGTGCTGGTATATCTGATGCTCAATATCTTCAGATTATGGAAAGAGTAGCAGAACAGAATTATAAAGATTGGGGTCTTCCTAATTCTGATGCTGCTCTTCTCCAGGCACTCAATGATAATGGTTATAATTATAGAGGATACTATAATAAATATCCTAATGGTAAAGGTAATGCTATAGACCATTGGACTGACGAATTTAAAACTGTATATCATCCAACTTTTAGTAAAGAAAGTAAATATAGCGGTAAAAAGAGTCAGTATAATCCAAAAGGTCTTATCGGTGGTACTTGGTCTGGAGAAACTTTTGTACCTGCTGATTGGCAACGTAATCAAAAGAAAGAAGGTGGTATTCATATAGCTCCTTCTAAACGGGGTACTTTTACAGCTGCTGCGACAAAACATGGAATGGGAGTTCAAGAGTTTGCTTCTAGAGTTTTAAGAAATAAAGATTCTTATTCTCCTGCTATGGTTAAGAAAGCTAATTTTGCAAGAAATGCAAGTAAATGGAATCATTAAGTTATGGCTAGATTTAGTTTAGAAGAGGCTCCTCCTACTAGAGGTAGAATGCCTGCTCATCCTAAAAATAGAGATAAAGATACTGCTGCATATTGCTTTAGGTATAATTCAAAATAGTGGAGATTTTGTAAAATTTGGATATGACACTTTAAAAAGTGATAATAAATGAATAACAATTTAAAAGAACGTCTTGTTCAATACGCTAAAGATAAACATCTTAAAATTAAAGAAGAAACTATTGAAAAGATGATTAAGTTTGCTAATTCTTAGACTTGGTGCATTCCCAAGTTACTCGGTGTCCTGGTAGTGATTAATATCCTATTCAGGACACTTTATTTATTTGTAGGATTGAAAATTCATTTTGACAGGTTCGCATAGTCTTGCTGAATAACTTATCGACCGACATATTTCTAAACAATATGACAAACTTATGATAGCAAATAGAGAATTTTTAGATAGTATTTGCACCCCTTTAGAAAAGATTATTGATTACTGCTGAAACTATTAAAGTTTGTGCTTAAGTTGTTGGCATAATTAATTTCGTGAGTACATTATTTAATTATAGTGTTGGTAGCAATGGTACATATATTTATTAAAAAGTTTTAAAATATTTTGCAGATTGAGATAAAAGTATTATATTTGTAGCGTCTTATAACAAAGTAATAATTATTGTAAATCTAAAGTTTAAGTTATGGCAGAAGTTGATATTGATTTTGAAGGTCAGGGCAGTAACGCAGGTAATGGCGGCTCTGGTAACGGAACTCAAGGTGGCTCTGGTAACGGTGCTAATGGAGGTCAGCAAGGAAATGGTGAAGCTACTGATTTGAACGGTGGCGGCACTGCTGATATTACTGGCAAAGATAACCAAGGTCAAGGTTCTGAAGGTAACGGTGATGGTCAAGGTAACCAAGGCGGTGAAGGTGAAGGTAATGGTGCTGGAGAAGGACAAGGTGGTCAGCAAGATAACTCTTCTTCTACGGGGGAGCTTGCAGCTGGTGACAATGTTGAATTTGAAGGTGAAACCTACACTGTTGCTGAGAATGGTGATCTAGTTGACAAAGACGGTAAAGTCTTTAAAGAAGCTAAGGACGTAAAAGAATGGATTGAATCTCTTCAAGAAGAAACAGATGACACTATTAGTCTTGAAACTATTCAGGATGCTTTTGGTCAGACGATTGTTGGAGAAGATGGAAAACCTGTAGAATTTACGAATGATGCTGCTGGTGTTCAGGCTTATGTTAAAGCTGTAGTAGATTTGCAGCGTAACGAAATAGCTGAAGGTGCTGTTAATAAGTTGTATGCTGATAATCCTCTGCTTAAGCAATTTATTGATTACGTTCAGGTTAATGGTTCTCCTCGTGGTTTTGGTGAGCTTCCTGATAGAACTGGTTGGCAGATTGATAAAGATAATGCAGCTCAGCAGGAAACTATCGTTCGTATGGCAGCCAGAGAATTTGGTAATGCTTCTTTGAATGACAATTACATTAAATATCTTAAAGACACAGGTGGTCTTTATGATGAGGCTGTAAATCAACTTAAAGCTTTGCAGGATAAAGATAAAACTGTTAGAGCTGAGATTGAACAGCGTGCTAATGCTGCTCGTGCACAAGAGCAACAGGAAATTGAAACATATTGGAATAAAGTTAATGACGTTATTAACGGCAGAACTATTGCTGGATATAAACTGCCTGACAGTTTTGTTAAAGAAGTAGATGGTAAAAAGCAAACTCTAACACCTACAGACTTCTATAATTATCTTAGTAGGCAAACTGAAGTTGATGCTGATGGTAACAGAATTACTGGATATCAGAAAGACCTAGCAAATGAATCTGATGATGATTATTTAGCTCGTGAGCTAATTACTGCTTGGCTTATGTTTACTGGTGGTACGTATAAAGATTTAGCTACTATGGCTATTAAGGAGAACGAGGTTCGTACTCTTAAACTTAAATCAAAAGAAAATCGTGCTCATAAAACAGTAAAGGTAACTAAGCCTGCTAGTAAAACTTCAGCTGATGATATTGTTCTAGGTTAATCACAACTAAAGTTTAATAATTAATTAAAAGTTATGTACAGACTTAGAGAAGTAAAACGTGGCACTTATGATGACCGTGGTTATTCTAATGAGGAAACCATTGCTAATCTTGCCATTACTAAAGCTGCGGAAATCAACAACGTTCTGACTTATACTTACGGTTATGACGATGATAGATTCCCGCTTACGTTCTTGACAGAGGGTCAGGGTTCTATCGGTACAGTTGATATTGACACAGTTCAGTGGACTTGGAAGACTATGGGTCGTACTAAGTTTAATGACTATGTTCTTTGGTTCAACACTGCAAATACTACTCCTGGTAAGGGTGGTGCTCAGTTTGAGGTTGAATTTGCTACTCATTGGTTTATTGAGCAGTATGGTTTAATTGCACCCGATGGTATGACTCAGGTTCGTATTATGAAAGACCTTGGTCCTGGTGCTCACGGTGGTTATCTTTATAGACTTCAGATTACTAGTCCTAATCCTAATGCTTTTGTAGATCCTGATCTGCTCGCAGCTGGTAAATATTGGACTCTTAGCGCTCCTACTATCCCTGAGAGTTATTCTAAGGGTAATCGTAGTAACGTTATGGGACCTGGTAAGATGACTTCTCAACTTGAGTTCCACCGTTATTCTAAGGAAATTGCTGGTAATCTGAGTAACGTTATTGTTACTTATGAGTTTAGAACAAAGAATGGTGGTACTACCAATCTTTGGATTAACGAAGAGATGCGTCAGCATGACCTTCAGATTCGTGTTATGGATGAGGAACGTCTGTGGTTTGCAGAATATAACCGTCTTGAAGATGGTACTATTCCTTTGATTGACCCTGACAATGGTAATCCTATTCCTCACACTGCTGGTATGCAGCAGATTTGTCGTGAATCTAACTATGATACTTATGGAGAGCGTCTTACTCTTAATAAGTTCAATCGTACTATTGGTGATGTTCTTGATAAGTCTACCGATACAGGTTCTATGGAAGTAGTTCTTGGTTGTGGTAAGGGCTTTGTTGAGGACTTTGACCTTATGATTCGTGAGGATGCTAAGTCAGAAGGATTCCTTACTCCTCTTGGTGATAAGATGATTGAGGAAACTGAAGGTGGTCTTTCTTATGGTAAGTACTTCCGTCAGTATAAGACTGTTGATGGTCATACTATTACTCTGAAGACTCTGTCATTCTTGACTAAGGGTTCTCTTGCTGATAGTGATCGTGCTAACGGTAACATCCATCCTCGTACTGGTCTTCCTATGTGTTCTCACCAGGCATTTATGCTTGATATGAGTACTTATGAAGGTGTTCGTAATATTCGTAAGGTTCGTCAGAAGGGACAGATTTATCATCAAGGTGTTCTGAAGGGTCTTACTCCTATTCCTGCTTCTTGGGGTGCTGTTCCTAACAATAGTATTTCTACTACTGTTGATAAGAGCTCTTACGAAATCAAGAACTCTTATGGTCTGCAAGTGAACAACGCTACTAAGATGATGCAGTTGAAGTGTGTTCTGTAAATGTAAATAATTAATAGATTTAAACAATGGATAATATTAAACCTACACCCCAGGTAAATCCTGCAAATGTTAATGGAGGTAAGACAGTAGCTGAGAATACTGCCGCTAAAGAAGCCGAACTTAATGAGCCATATCTCGATAAGCGTACTGTGACTATTGCTCCTGTACAACTTTTCTCAGCTTATCGTAACGCTAACAAAGCTAGCATTGGTCCTCGTAAGACTGTTATTGGTAGTTCTATTAACTCTAGTCGCATTCTTTCGTCTAATAAGGGTGAAGTTGAGGCTTATTTCCCTGAACTTATCGGTATATCTCCAAGTCATCAAGAATTTACATCTCACGTTAAGGCTTACCTTAATAATATTTCTTTCAATGTTAACGAGAAGGGTACTCCTCTGAATATCTCTTTCCGTTATACTCATAAGAAAGATTATCTTAAAATTAAGGAAGAAGAAGATAAGATTAATGCCAAAAGAGATGCTGTTGCTAGAAACAACATATCTGCTATTAAGGATGCTATTAAGGTTTGGGTGACTGAAATTAATGAACTTGAATCAACCAAATATTTATATGGTCGCCCAGAAAATATTGAAGAGTATCTTATTTATCGTCATTGTATTCTTTATCGTGACGTAGCTAAAGATATTTCTTTGATTAATTCAGATGCTTCTCTTAGATTCTATATCCGTGATGAAAATAAAGAAGCAGAGCGTGCTAAGAGACTTGTTGATGAACGTCGTAAAGCTATGCGTAACTTCCTTGCACTTGAGGCTAGTGACAAGAAACGTAATGCTGTTTACATTCAAATGATTGTTAATAATAACGGCAATGTTGGTGAAGCTATGCTTAAGTCTGCAGACGAACAGGTTTCTGCTCTTATGTCTTTCCTTAATGAAAGTCCTGATAAATTCAACAACTTGTTTGAGGATAAGAATGTTGAAATGAAGGCATTTATTGAAAGTCTTATTTCTAGAGGTGAGCTTATACGTCCAGAATACAATCAACAGATTTCTACAGCTGATGGTACATTTATTGGTAGTAATATGAATGAGGCTGTTGCTTATTTCAATAATCCTAACAACAAATCTGTACTTGAAGCAATGCAGAACAAATATAAGTTATTCTAAATATTCTGAGTTATGACAATAGCGGAAATGCACGTATGGTTTAGACAATATGCTACTCAAATGGGTATGCAAAATGTTCGTGCAATCCTCCCTGAACAGATTGACACCCTCATTAATACTTCCACTATGGATACTATTGATGAGGTGGTCAATCGTAATGTCGGAACAACTAACGATAGAATCATTACGGATAACGCTAAACTGTCTAATATAAATGCACTTCGCACATTATACAAAGTAAAAACGTATACTGTTCCTAATGGAGGTACTGTTAATTCTTATAAAAACACTCCTCTTATTTTGCAGACAGATACTATACTTGGTGACGCTAAAGCATTGTATCTAGTTGATTTTTCAATTAATTATACTAATAATTCTGTGACTCCTGCTACTGCTACGAGGTTATTCCCTATTCGTATTATAGATGAATCCAAACTTGCTGATGTTCTTAACGATTGGGTACTTTCTCCTCGTATGCGTACTCCAGTAATGGTTGTATATGCTAAGGAAAATTCTATAGAGGCTAGTACATTAGAAATCTATCTAGGTGAGAACAATGATACAGGTATGTCTACTATAGCAGATAGTTTAACTGTTAGAGAACAACTTCAAATTCCTATGCTTAAGCATGCAGTTGATCTTTATAGAGTTTCTATCCAAGGTTCTCTGTATGCTAATCAACAGAATGCTCAACAAAATCAACAAGAGCTTGTTAGAAATAATGCTCGTCCTGATAATGATGGTTATCAATCTTAAATTAAAATTATAACAAATGAAACAGTTACTTATTGTAAATAGTGCTAAGGCTGTCAAGACTGGTGTTGCTGACGACTTGACTGTTCTTGATGCAGGTCAGATTGGTTTCTTCCATCTGAGTCCTGATGCTTCAGGTGGTAACGAAGGTAAAGTTACATTCTTTAATACAAAGCCTACTGAGAACTTTGGTATTGCTTTGGGTAGAGGTGCTAATGTTCCTGCTTTCGTAATTCCTGAGGTAGATATTAATACCCTTAATGTTAACTTTGCTGCTCCTGTTGCTGGTACAAAGTTCAAGGGTGAAATTACAATTCCTGCTCCTGCAGAAGGTGATGATTTCACTCTGACTATTGTTAAGAAGGGTACTGTTCCTGGTGAACGTTATCAGTGGAATGTTACTGATACTCGTCGTGTTGGTAAGTCTATGTCTGCTGCTGATATGGCTAAGTCTCTTGGCGATCAACTTCAGGCTATTGCTGATGCAGGTTCTCTTAACATTACAGTTACTGTAGCTTCTGCTAAGATTACAGTTGACGGTGTTAATGTTGGTGAGCAGTTTAATCTTCTGGCTGGCGATGACCTGTTTGGTACAACTGTAACAATTACTGAGGCTAAGCCTAACATTGGCGATACAGCTTATATTCAGGATTTGGCTCAGCGTTGCGCTGCAGGCAAGGGCTTTGTATATCTTGACCAGGCTTCTAAGGATATCTATCCTGGTTATCCTGAGGCTGTAGAGCAGATTGCTCAGGCTGATATTGCCACTAAGGGTTACACTGTATT